AAAAGAGGTGGTCAAGATCATCGCGTTTGCGGCGCTGGCTTATTTCACGCTGGGTGCGGGTGCCGGTTGGCTGGCCACCACCACCGGACTTTCTGGTGTGACACTGGCAGTCGCAGGCGCATTGGTCTTCGCCGCAGGCGCCATGGTTATCAACAAGCTGCTGCCGCCGCCCAAGCGCGGCAGCATGGACCTGGCTGTCAACACCACCGAGCCGACCTACAGCCTGAGCGGTGGCCGCAACCAAATGCGCATCTGGCAGCCCATGTCTTTGGTGCTGGGCCAGCCCTATGTGGTGCCTGACTTGGCGGGGCAGCCATACACCTACTTTGCGGGTGAAGACCAGTACCTGGTGCAGCAGTTTCACGCGGGCATCAACTGCCACGCGGTGAGCAATGTGCGCATTGGCCAGACGGCGGTGGGCTCTTACCAAGACGTCAGCCTGCGGGCCTATGGCCTGCCCGGCAGCGGCCTGCCCACCGGCCTGCCCAACAACAGCGTGGACACCATTGCGGGCGGCCTGCTGGATGCGCCCAGCGGTTACGGCCCCTGGGTGCAGCGCACCACCAGCCCCAACACGCTGCAAATCGGCATCGACATCGAGGGCAACATCTTTGGCGTCAACAATACCAACGGGGCGTATGAGTCGCGCACGGTGCTGCTGGAGGTGCAGTACGCGGTGGCGGGGTCTGGCAATTGGGTGGGTGTGGCCACAGGGGCGACTTATCGGGAGTCATACCTAGCGCTGCGGGAGGGGTGGGTTACAGATAGTACCGAGGCAGGCACCTACTGGGGCACCTACTACACCCGCGCCTGGCGCGATGTGCCCTACGCCGCAGGCACGGCCAGCCTGACCAACGCCAGCACCAAGCCGTTGCGCACGGCCTTCAACATCCAAGTGCCTGCAGGCCAATACGATGTGCGCCTGCGCAAAATCACCGCCAACGAAACCAGCACCAGTGCCCAAAACGCGGTGCAGTGGACGCAGCTCAAGTCGTTTCAGCAAGACCTGAGCAGCTACCCCGGCCAGAGCATTGTGGCCATGACGGCCAAGGCCAGCGGGCAGCTGAGCGGCGCGGTGGACGAGCTCAACTGGATCGCCACCGCCAAGCCCATGCCCTACTGGAACGGCAGCGCGTGGACCACCGCCACCAGCCGCACCAACGGCCTGAGCAACCCCGGCGCACAGCTGCTGCAGCTGGCCCGTGGCATTTTTGACGAAAACGGCAAGCTGATCGCGGGCCTGGGCTGGCCAGACAGCCGCATCGATGTCGAAGGCCTTAAGCGCTTCATGGTCTGGTGCGCCGCCAAGGGCCTGACGTTTGACGCGGTGATTCAAGACGCCATGAGCCACGAAGACCTGATGGGCGCGATTGCCTACGCGGGCCTGGCCACCATCAGCTGGTCCGAGGGGCGGCTGGGCGTGCAGTGGCTGGACGATGCGCAGCCGGTCGAGGGCGTCATCAACATGGGCAACATCAAGGCCCGCAGTTTCAGCGTGAGCTATGACACGAACGACCGCGCGGATGAGATCGAATACGGCTACTTTGACCGCAACCGCAGCAACAGCTGGAACAGCCTGCGCGTGATCGCGCCCGGCGTGAGCAACCCGCGCACCACGGCCCGCCTGAGCAACATGGGCATCACCAGCGAGGCGCACGCCGCCCTGCTGGCCCGCCACGCCATGGCGCAAAACATCTACATGGCCAAAAGCATCACGTTTGAGCAAGACCTGGAGTTTTTGACCTACCGGCGCGGCACCGTGCTGGCCATCAGCCACGACATGACGCAGTGGGGCTACAGCGGCCGCATCCAGTTGGCCACCGAGTCGGGCGGCATTGTCACGCTGACGCTGGATGACACCATCCCAGCCACTGGCCCGGGTGGGGCCAGCAGCCGATACATCGGCCTGCGCCTTGTGGGCGAGACGCAATACCGCGTGTTCACCATTGCCCCATTCACCGGCAGCACGCGCACAGTGACGCTCTCCAGTGCGTGGCCTGCGGGCGTGGCGCTGCCAGGGGCGAACGGTCAACCGCTCGATGCACTGTGGATCTACGACTTCAAAGCCACCCCCGGCCAAAAGGTGGTGGTGGCCAAGATCGAACCCAGCGACAACATGGCCGGGGCGCGTGTGACTGTGGTGCCGCTGCCTGATGAGTTTTGGCCCTATGTGCTCACTGGCGCATACACCCCGCCGCCCAACATCAGCTTGCTGAGCCGGATTCCAAACGTGACCAATGCGTTTGTCACCGAGATTTTGAAGCGGCAGGGCAACACGTATTACACAGAGCTCACTGCGTCGTTCACCCTCGGCGAGAACGCTGGCAGCGTGCGCGTGTATGGCGCACCCAACGGCGGGCCGCTGCAGCTCATGGGCACCACAGATTCGCGCCAGTTCACCTGGACTGCAGGCCTGTCTGAGACTTGGGACATTGAGCTGCGGCCCTTCAACTCGCTGGGCCAGATTGGCGGGGTAGCTCGGGTCAGTTACGCTGTGCAGGGCCTGACGCTGCCGCCGCCCGATGTGAAGAACTTCACCATCAACGGCACCACGCTCAGCTGGACCGGCGTGGACGCGGTGGATTTGGCGGGCTACCGCGTGCGCTTCAACTTTGGGCAAAACACCTGGTGGCCAGCCGCTACGCCGCTGCACGACGGCCTGATCACCGAGACGCCGTTCGACCTGGTGACCCGCCCATCGGGCCAAGTCACCATCATGATCAAAGCGGTGGACACCACGGGCAACGAGAGCCTGAACGCCGCCACCATCGTGACGGACCTGGGCGACCAGCTGGTGAGCAACATCATTTTTGCTTACGACCAGCACACCACTTGGGCGGGCACCAAGACGGCGGCTTATGTGTCTGACGGCAAGCTGTATGCGGACGATGTGGACTTCTTTTTCGGCATGGCCGATCAGGCGTTTTTTGGTGAGTCGACGGCGGCGTTTTTTGAGGCGTCGCAGTCTGCGGCCATGCAGTACCAGTTTCTGGTGGTGCCACCATCGTCGGGCGACTTGGTGCTGCAGTATGACTTTGACGTCAACAGCTACGCCATCGAATACCGCACGGCCAACACAGGCCCCTTCTTTGGCCCCGGCGGCGACCTGTTCTTTGAGGCCCCGACAGAGATGTTCTTTGGCCCCGTGGCCGATTGGGCACCTTGGCCCGGCAGGCTGGGCGTGCAGCGCGGCGAGTGGACGGAGTTTCGCATCAGCACCACGGGCGGCGTGGGCGTGGACGTGTTCAACACGCTGTCGGCCCAGCTCGATGTGCCAGACATCAACATCAACATCAACGACGCCACCATCGCCGCCGCTGGCACGCGCCTGCCGCTGGGGCAAGAGGTCAATGCGGTCAAGAACGTGCAGATCACCGTGCAAAGCAATGGCGGCGGCGGCATCACGGCCCGGATTGTGGACAAGTCGCCCACGCTGGGGCCACTAATTCAGGTGCTGAACGAGGCGGGCACGCCTGTCATCGGTCTGGTTGATGCCGTCATTCAGGCCTATTAACCCAACCCACACAAAGGAAACAACATGTCAACCATCCCAGCACGCACCGTCATGGCGGGCAGCCCCAGCAACGCCGAGGCGCAGGCCTGGCTACTGGCCCAATACGACTACATGGCCGCCCGCCTGGGCACGGCCACAGACAAGTCGGGCGGGGCGTTTTTCAAGGCTGACAGCGGCTCTGTCGCCTTCAGCAAACAGAGCAACACCACTGCGCAGCTCAAGGCGGGCACCTGGGTGGATGTGGGCGGCAGCATGCTGTTTTTCAGCGCCGCCACCAGCATCACCATGCCTGCGCTGACGGCGGGCACGGATTACGCCATTTACGCCTGCGCAGACGGCACGGTGCGGGCCGATGCCAGCTTCACCGCGCCCAGCGGCTACACCACCGCCAACAGCCGCAAGATCGGCGGCTTTCATTACAGCCCCGGCGGGCACAGCGGCAGCCCGGGCGGCGGCAACAGCACGGCGCAGATCAACGAGTATTCGTTTTGGGACCTCAAGTTCAGGCCCGCATGCGCCGATCCGCGCGGCATGACGCTGGTGGCCGGGTCTTTCTGGTCCGACATTTACCTGCTGGGCGTGGATCACCAGATCAACGGCTCCAGCAAATTCGCCGTGACCATCGCCGACGGCAGCAGCCCACCCAAAATCCCAGCCAAGTTTGGCGGCAACGGGTCGACGGCCTACGGCTCGCTGAACTGGTGGGAAGCCGCCGAAGTGGGCCAGAGCTTTGGCAAGCGCCTGCCCGCCTATGACGAGTTTGCGGCACTGGCCTACGGCACCACAGAAAACAGCTCCATCGGCAGCGACCCCGGCAGTACCAGCTGGGCAGCGGCTTATGTGAGCAAGTGGGGCGTGAACCAAGCCACGGGCGTGATGTGGACTTGGGGGGCGGAGTTCAGCTACCGCACAGGCTCTGGCGTTGAGGGCTGGAAAAACAACACTGGAAACCGGGGCCAGCTTTACCTACTGAACGACGTTGGGCTCGTTGCTTCGATCTTCGGCGGCCACTGGGGCGACGCGGCGAGCTCCGGTTCTCGCGCGTCGTACTGGAGCGACTCCCCGTGGGGTTCGAACGGGAGCATCGGTGCCCGGCTCGTCTGTGACCACTTGAGTCTTGACTGATAGGGCGAAAGCCCTTCCCCGTATTTTTTGAGATTTTGGACCATGACACCTGAGCGAGACGCCTTCACCAGCTTTGACCAAATGGCGGTGGTGGAGAAATACGAGACGGTCATCCAGTACCTGTACCCGATTGCGCAAAACTTGCCGCGCAAGCATGGGGTGGTGCGCGACATGTTCTTGCAGTGCTTGCTGGGGCAGGTCCAACTGTTTGTAGAGGCGGGCAAATCGAACCAGGTTTCCCGCCTGTACGCCGCAGACGCTGGCTTGGCCACGCTGCGGTTTTGGCTGCGGTTTTTGTTGGGCGGTCAAGTCAAGGGCATCACGCCACACCAGTGCAGCACGGCGCAAGCCCTGATCGCAGAGGTGGGCAAGATGACCGGGACGTGGATCAACCAGCACAAACGCAGGGGGTCGCATGGGTCATAGAGCTTCGATCTTCGGCGGCAACTGGGACAACGCGGCGAACTCCGGTTCTCGCGCGTCGAACTGGAACAACTACCCGTGGAATTCGAACGGGAACATCGGTGCCCGGCTCGTCTGTGAGGACATGA